GGTTCAGATGAAACATTCGTGTTCGCAAGCCAGAAAGGAATGTTTAGGCAGGACAAAAGCATTATCACATGGAACTCTGATGGATTCACGTTAAAAGCAAGAAATGATTATCAAAATTATGAAAAACCGGAAGCGACGTATTTTGATGGAAATTCAGATTACGTTGGGATAGCTTTTCAGACAGCCGCTTCGGGAGCAACAAATAACGACGGCAATACAACAGCTACCGTTTACGCGAACGCGGATGGAAATTATTCTAAAATATTTTTTACCTCGGGAGGCTCTTCTACTACCATAGGGCATGGGCTTAGCGCAGCCCCTACGTTTATGACGTGTATGAGAATAGACTCTTCTTTAGATCCAACATCATATCCTACTCTAAAATATGAAGGCAAGCAAGGAAGCACAATGTATGATTTCGTAAATTCAGAATATAAAGGAGATGCTGGGTATAGTTCGCATATGTTCGACAGGCCACTTGACAGTAGTTCCAGCCACCTTACAGCAACCAGTTCGACAATTTCAGTACATTCCTCTGACAACTTAGGGGGAACGAGTGGCGGAGACTACGTAATATATGCCTTTGCGCCTAAGTCAGGGTTTATGGCTCATGCGGGCTATACCGGAAATAGTTCATCTTCAGGAAGAACTGTATTAACCGCGGATTTTGACCCGCTGGTAGCATTTATTGGGTCACCGAATGATATGTCAATGGCGCACGCATACAGGCGTAACTCAGGAACCCCCGTAACGGGATCTATAGTATGGACCGACGCGGAGCATAATAACGATAAGGAACAGGGGATTAATAGTTTAACAGATGACAGTCCAGGTACACCAACAGGGGGTAGTTTAGGAAGCGAGTCAATGCGCGCAAATCATAGCTCTAATACATTTCAACTTAACTGTACTGAATCGCCGTTCAATTATAGCGGAAGGGTTTATTCCATATTCGCAATAGGGGGTGATTTAATATATTACGATACATCGCAAACGTAAAATGATAGTTTATATATTATTAGGAATATTCACGCTGCTATTAATAATAGGGCAGATAAAAAACGCTGAAATAACCATCGGACCCATAATAGGATTTATGGTGGGCTTTCTTTACAGCCACCAAGAATTTGACGATGGTACATATGATACGACGCTTCAATGCGCGTTAGGGGTTATCACTCTCAGTGTGGTGTGGACGCGTAAGATAAAGGAATAAGCACTATATTCGTATATAGTGTAATCAAATTAAATTAAATAAAATGTCAAAAAATAAAATAACAAAAGAGGAGCTTGAGCAACTTCAGGCTAAAATATCAGTTTTAAACAATCTTCAGTATAAGCTAGGAGCTTTAGCTGTAGATCATAATAAAGTCTTAAAAGCATTCGATACGGTTCGCGAGGAACTCAGAACGATGCAGATGGAATTGAAAGAAACATACGGTAATGTTAGCATTAACGTAGAAGATGGTAGCCTCACTGAAACAGAAGAAACAGATGAGCAAGCTGATAAGAAAGATTAGTATTGGAAAAAACTACAAGACAGATGCGATGCATTACGCCGTAGGGCAGGACGTTTACGGGGGTCATACAATATGTGACATAATAGAGGAAAAGGACAAGTACTCTATTTACATAAAGAAGGGCACCGACGTATTACCCTGGAAAAGCTTTAACAAGAACATGGCAATATCCGTCGAGTATAACTTACAGTATTAATGAAACCGATATATTCCTTTTTAATCAAACCTAAAAAAGAAAGATACGACAATACTAAAAAGGTCGGAGACAAGGAGCTGATATTAAACACCGATATATCCGATCACAAGTTTGTAAGTCGTGAAGCAATAGTTTACGAAACACCTATAGCACGTGATACACATATTAACAGAGGTGATGTTCTTTATGTGCATCATAATATATTTCGTCGTTGGCATGACGTTAGAGGCATTGAGCGCAATAGTAAAAGTTATTTCAAAGATAATCTGTACTTCTGCGAGCTTGAGCAAATATTTCTTTACAAGCGCGATGGCGTATGGAAGGCGAATCGCGGGTTCAGTTTCGTAAAACCGCTGGTCAACGATAATGAGTTTTCAACAAGCAAGGAGATGTCATTGATAGGAATTATTAAGTACGTAGACGATACTGGTGATTTTAAGGTAAATGAAAAAATAGGCTTTACTCCGGACAGCGAATACGAGTTTATTATAGAAGGCGAAAGGCTGTACAGGGTAATTAACAACGAAATATCTATACGTTATGGATATAAAGAAAAAGAAAGAGAGTATAATCCAAGCTGGCTATAGAGCCGTTGACGAGTTAGTAAAGGTCGCCAAAGAGGCTATAGTGCAAACAGAAGACGACGTTTCCGCTGATAGATTAAAGAACGCGGCCGCTACAAAGAAGCTTGCAATATTCGACGCTTTCGAGATTCTTAACAGAATTGAAACCGAAAAGAGCTTGCTTGAAAACAAGCCGGTGCAAGCAAAAGAGAACTCGTTTTCGGGCTTTGCAGAAAAAAAATCTAAGTAATGGCGTATCAGCAAACATTATACAAGATCATCGAGCCTATAAAGAAGACGACCATAAGCAGGCTAAACAAAGGGAAGAAATGGAAGTACGGTTATAACGAAGAACATGACGTAGTAGTCATAAGCAAAACAGGCAAGATAGGAGAGATATACGAAATACAGAACCTTAGAATAGCTTTGCCTGCTGAAAAAGATGTTGATAAAGAAAACGACAAATGGGTTGCGCATGAATACCCCGAGCAGCTCAGGCGTCTCAAAACGATATTCGATTGGAAAGAATATCCTGATAACTTAAAAGAAAATTGGTATGGGTACATCGATAGAGAATTTACTAGGCGCGAAGAAGGCTTTTGGTTTCGCAACAAAGGTCGTAGCACTTACATTACTGGTTCTCACTATGTCTACCTGCAGTGGTCCAAGATTGATGTTGGGAAGCCAGAGTTTAGAGAAGCAAACAGATTATTCTTCATATTCTGGGAAGCTTGCAAGGCAGACGATAGATGCTATGGAATTTGCTATCTTAAGAACAGGCGTAGTGGATTTTCATTCATGTCAAGCGCTGAAACGGTTAACCAGGCTACCATATCGTCTGATTCTAGATTCGGGATCTTATCTAAAACTGGTGGAGATGCAAAGAAGATGTTTACCGACAAGGTGGTACCAATATCAGTACACTACCCCTTTTTCTTCAAGCCCATACAAGACGGAATGGATAGGCCCAAGACCGAGCTCGCATTCAGGGTACCAGCCTCCAAGCTCACTAGGAAGTCCATCAGTGCAACCGGCGCCGCCAAGCCCGAAGCGCTCGAAGGGCTCGATACAACAATAGACTGGAAGAACACGGGAGACAACTCATATGACGGTGAAAAGCTAAAGCTGTTGGTTCACGATGAGTCCGGTAAATGGGAAAGACCCGATAACATATTGAACAACTGGCGTGTAACAAAAACAACCCTGAGGCTAGGAAGCAGGATTATAGGAAAGTGTATGATGGGTTCAACATCAAACTCTTTAGATAAGGGTGGTGATAACTTTAAAAAATTATACTATGCATCAGACGTTACTAAGAGAAACAGGAATGGACAAACAAGCTCTGGATTATATAGCTTATTCATACCTATGGAATGGAACTACGAAGGATTTATCGACGATTGCGGATTGCCTGTCTTTGAATCTGGAGATGTTAGCGCTCGCGACAATTTTGGAGAAACAATTGGAACAGGAGTTATTGAGCACTGGCAAAACGAAGCAGATGGTCTTAAAAACGATCAAGACGCTTTAAACGAATTTTATCGTCAATTTCCGCGTACAGAAGAGCATGCGTTTAGAGACGAAACAAAAAACAGTATATTTAACCTACAAAAGATATACGAACAAATAGATTACAATGGCGACTTGAAAGGCTCAGGCTTGGTGTCGAAAGGAAACTTTCAATGGGAAAACGGTATAAAAGACAGCAAAGTTATATTTATGCCCGATTTGAATGGAAGATTTAATGTTTCGTGGATTCCACCTGTACATATGCAGAACATTGTAATTAATAGAAGCGGACGAAAGTATCCCGGAAATGAACACTTAGGGGCTTTTGGATGTGATAGCTACGATATATCCGGAACGACAGATGGTCAAGGATCGAAAGGAGCATTGCATGGATTAACTAAGTTTAGCTTAGATGAAGCCCCTTCTAATAGTTTTTTTCTTGAATATGTTTCAAGACCGCCGACAGCCGAAATGTTTTTCGAAGATGTGTTGATGGCGCTGGTATTTTACGGAATGCCTTTGTTAGCAGAAAACAACAAGCCGAGACTTCTGTATTATTTGAAAAGAAGAGGCTATAGAGGATATTCAATGAACAGGCCCGATAAGAATTATAATAAATTATCGGTTGCCGAAAAAGAAATAGGAGGTATACCAAACTCCTCAGAAGATATTAGACAAGCTCACGCAGCGGCTATAGAATCATATATAGACAAGCACGTAGGATTGAAAGAAGACAATAACTATGGGGATCTGTATTTCGATCGCACGCTTAATGACTGGGCTTTGTTTGATATAAATAAAAGAACAAAGTTTGATGCGGCAATAAGCTCAGGGCTCGCAATCATGGCATGTAATAAAAACATGTATGCTCCCGCCGCAATAAGAACAAAAAGAAAATTAGAGTTTGAATTTAAAAAATATAATAATCAAGGTAGTTTATCAAAAATATTAAAGTAAATGGCAAAGTCACACCCAACAGGATTATTTCCGAGTATGTCAGTATCTGACGCAGAAAAAGCTAGCATAGAGTATGGTAAGAAGATAGGGAGAGCTATTGAATCGGAATGGTTTAAAAAGGATTCCGGTACTTCAAGGTATCAGTCTAATCGTGAAAACTTTCATAGATTAAGATTGTATGCAAGGGGAGAGCAATCAATACAAAAGTATAAAGATGAACTTTCAATAAATGGAGATTTATCTTATTTAAATTTAGATTGGAAACC